GCATATTGATAATAATCACAATCCATGGTGACTGTCATTGCAGGTCCATAACAATTTATAATTTGAGAATCAAAATTAAATCTACCTATGCCTGTTTCAACTTTAGGCAATGATTCGCCGTAGGTCCAACTTTCGCCAATAACCAATAGAATATTTTTCTTTTTTCTTTTTATATGAAATTCAGAGAATTTGGCTTCGTGCTCTACCCAATCAGGTTTAAGATTTTTGTCATTATAGAAAATTTTTATATCTGTATATTCTTTAAACTCCATTACAGTCCTCATAAAATTTTTCTAATTCTGGAAATGTTTTTACAAAATTTGTATTACGTCTTCGATCATATTCAGTAAACCAATTAAAAAAATCTCTCCGACCGACCGTCAATTTTTCAGCAGTATATTCAGTAGTAGCCATGTAATCAACAACACGTCTAAATCTTTCATATTCCATTGTGCTAAATTTATTTTTATCGATATCGTCAATGTTATCAAAAATAAATTGTAAATGTTTTTTCATATACGGAACAAATTCATCCTTGGGTAATATATTCATATCATATTGTAATGGTTCCTTAAGATAAGGAGTATCAAATCTGATTCGCTGCCATTTAGTTTGATCATCACTGTTATATCTAACACGCCATTCCAAAATTTTATTAAGAAGTTTATCAAAATTAGTAACTGTTAGAACATTAAAAGTAATCATAAAAGATACAGGTAAATTTGTTTTTGTTAGATAGGTATCAAAATTCTTTTCCCATAATTCTAAATCCAGTCCTGTTCTAATGTATTCTGCTTGGTGTCCCCAAGTATCTAAACTAGTAAACAGCATGAAACTTTTAATTTTACCTTCGTCTAATAATTTATTAACTTTTTCAGTTAATCTTTCTACTAAAATGGTCTTGATGCCTAAATTACTATTAATATTAATTTCTAAATTAGGTTTAGGATCCTTATCTAATTCATCAAACAATCTCCATGTGCTTTGCTGTAGTAATGGTTCACCGCCTGTAATTCTTAAAATTGTAAGTGTCTTTGAAACTTCAGGCCACCATTTCCACCATGCCTTCACATAAGGATTAGTTTCTTCCTCGTAAATTTTTAAATAATCAATATCCTGTCTATGATTTTTAACCATATCGTATGGACCAAATTTTTCAATCTCTTTAAAGTAAGCACTTGATGCCTTAGGCATACAATATCCGCATTTAAAATTACACTCGTTACCGAATGATATTTCTATATACTGTGGATTGACATCTCCCATTGGATCTGCTTTAATTTCTTTATATCGGTCAGGTGTATAAATTGTATAGTTACGCTCTTTTCGATCAGATATATAATCTTTTCCTAAACATTCAACATTCCAACAATACTGACAGCCACTTGGTTTTTCGCCATGTATCATTTGTAAACGTTCTTGTTTTTTCTGTGGAGTATTGTGTAAAAGACTCGGATTTTCTTCTAATCCTTCTAATGGAATCTTATGAGGCGTAGGATGATAGCAACTATGAGTTTCACCTGTTTGTAAGTAGATAGTTGTGTGGTGCCACTTAGCCATGCAGAATGTAGGTGAAATACTATCCATCATCGGTTCATAACTTAGTATTCTATCCTTGTCTTGCATTAAATTGTTCCTCTAGCCATTTAAAATCATTTATTAACTTAAGATCGGATCCGTCAGAAAGACCAAACTCCATGCCGGCCTTAGCACCATCTAGAGCATACTTACCAAACTCTCTATCATGTCCTACAGTTGTCCAAATCTCAAGTCTCTTTTTTGTTTCTTCTTCGTTTTGTCTATCAATTGCTCCGCTACTTAATTTGACACATTCTCTAAATGCACTTTTCCATGTATTAAACGGATCAGTATTAAAAGCAGTCATGTTTGAAACTGTTTCCATGGCTTTAAAATGTTTACTAATGCTAGTTGTCATATCAGTAGTATTTGTATTCATATTAATAGTTAGGTCTCTTGGAAATAGTTTAACACCACCATAGCCATATTGCAAGTCATTTATTGGGTTTCTACTTCTCCAAACATGGACATGTTTTCTTTCATATACTGGAACATAATAATTAAAGTTAAAATCTTTTTCAATTTCTGCATCAGCATCAACTATCCAAAACATTTCAGTATTAACTTGTTTTGCTGCTTCGATGTGTGCTTGATGGATTCCTTTTATATCTTTTATCCAAATTGCGTTTGGTGCTTTTAATAATAATTTTTCATAATTTTTTTCAGCAAATTTTTCTTTATATGAAATGAAAGCAATATCAAAATTTTGAGAGGACGGAGTTGATGCTTTAATCTCTATAGGTTTTTTGTTTACATAAAATCTGCTTTTAAATTCTCTATCCGAAACAGTTATCTTCTTCGGAAACAGACAGATACCGTCGTATGTATCATTATTAAGGAATACATGAATATAAAAGTCGTCCCATTTGGTTGCTCTATATTTTAACAGGTCAAAATTATCACAAACTTCTAAATCGTCCCATACCACCCAAAACATATTTGTGAATGATTTATTTTTAAGTATAGAAAAAGAATTACAATTATCTATCTTCTGTGCATTAGGAAATCTTTGCTTAAATTTGCTCCAAGCATTCTCATTGACTTTGTGTGTGCTAATGAAAAATATATCATACATAACGTTGACTAAAATATGTGCTGCCTAAATTGATTGATTCTTCATAAAGATCCATAACATAACGACTCATGTGAGGATCTAGATCAGGATAATTGAACCCTAATTGGTCTCTTAATTCACTTCCTAATCGTTTTATTTCTTGTTCGAGACCAAACCCATCCTCGTAATCTCGACATTGTTCATTATACAGTTCACGCAATGCTTCAAAATCTCTTACCTGCACATGATCCCAATTAGTGCAATTTGTTAAGTATGTTCCTAGTCTTGCACCATATATTGCAAACAGTCCATTTTCCACATGACTGCCTACTGTGCTCCACATTCTTAGTCTATGTAAATTATGCCACCAAATTTTATTATTGATCTCTTGTGCTGGAACTTTTAGACCTTGGTCTAATATCATTTTAACACCTTCACGAAAACCTGCACGCCATGACATAAATGGTGTTGCATTTATCACAGTGTCGCTATATGTCTTAGGAAAATTTCTATAACCTGTTTCCCAACAAAAGTCAACCTGAGCTCTTTCACTTTCACTATTTTCATGTGTCTTCATATTCAACACATGATCTTTATTCCATAATTTTAATCCGCCATTACCATAACGCAGGCCATTTACTACATTTCTGCCGCACCAACTATATGCTCGTATTTCTTCATTTGACATATCTAAATCTAAATCAAAAAATTCAGGATATACTATATTATCTGCATCAACTGTTAACAACCACTCAGTTTCACTTTGCTCTGCTGCTGCTTTATGTGCATGATCGCTTCCTTTTACTCCGTGTATGCGTTGTGCCCACGGAACCTTGTTACACAGATCGGCATAATGCAAATCTGCATTAGGTTCGTCATAACTTAAAAAGAAAACGTCAAACTCTGCTACTTTCATACTTCTTCAACCATATAATTTTTAAATAATCTTTTAGTGTAGATGCTTACGAACTCATTATGGTCAACATCAAAGGTTACAGATTTTCCTATAAGTTCCTCAATAGATACACTTAATGTGTTATAAACAATATGAGGATCGTTATATGCAGTAATTGTAAAATCTAATTTGGTTTGTCCATCCCAAAATATTTTTCTCTGTGTTATAGGATGAAACTTTTTATCTTGTTTGTGCGTTCCGCCAAATTCCTCAGATAACTTAACAACCATTTTTCCTTTTGCTCTATCATAAATGATATAGATATCAGGTTTTTCAATTTCTGACCACTTCTTTTCAATAATTCTGTGAAGAACATCATCAATAGTAAAAAGACTTTTTGTTTCTATAATTTCTAATTCACCTTGTGAAGGATCTACAAAGCATTTATGAATATTAATTTTACCTGCAATAATATCTTCAGCAATATCACTTTTTACACTAATAATATTCTTATACTTTTCTTCATTTACTGATGTTTCCGGTCCGACCGAAAGTAATCTTCCCGAGTCTGCATCAAAGGCTGCGTTATATTTTACCTTTTCGTATGTCTGACTAGCAAGCCATTCGTCAAAATCTGGTAGAACTAATTCTTCTGCCATGCTATTTCCTCCAATATGTTTACTGTTTCTGATGTAACTTTGTTCTTTTCAACATAATGAACTATGTCATGTTGTTGATAGTTACCAATTTTTAAATTTGCACCTCGATCAAAATAAAATCCAACATGATCAGTGACTGAATCTGCTGGCCACGGCCAATTTTGTATCATTCCTTTTAAATGAACCACTCGAGGAAATTCTAAATCATAAGCAATTTCGTTAGTTATGTCTAAAATTTTTGCTGCAAGTGCAAATGCTTCATCTGTTCCGACTATCTTTGGTGTATATCTTGTTAAAAAATTGTTAGAAAATTCAACTGGATTCTTTATAATTGCTCTTTGTAGGGTAAAGAATTCTTTTGATAAGTTACTATCTTTAACAAAAAATGTATAAAAGGAATATAAATTAGGTAATTCATTGGCTGTAAAACATTTTCTATAATAATCATCGGTAACTATTTCACCTCTATAGGTATAAGACTTGTTTGCAATGTATAATTCACAATTTTCTACAAAATAATCAATCCAATGGCTGTAATCTCTCATAAACAACATATCAGCGTCTAGGCATACAGTATAATCAAAAGGACTAAGTTGATCCATAAATGATCTACCATCCCAGTGTTCTTCTTGATCCCATTCTATAACATGATCGAACACCCAGGTCGATGTATAATCTTTAATTTTTTTCTTATCGTTGATTACAAGTGCTACTTGATCGTAACCTGGTTTCTGTGTATTCTTAATACTTAAAGCCAGTGCATATGCGAGTTTAGAATAATTAGTTTCTTGATTCTCAGATACAACAATTAAATAACCAAAGTTCATGCTAACTCCATCAATGCATTACTATTTCTAAGAATACTCTGCTTATTCATAACATGCAGATCATTACTGATCTTAGCAGCACAATAATTTCCATCTGATCTAGGAGAAGCAAGAACTATTAAATTATTATTATCTATATGACTGAGATAATCTTTGTCGGTAATCGATAATATGTCAGGAAGTGTATATTCGTTATCTGTCTCGAACCCATACATAATATGTTTAGCAATACTAAAAGAGATATCGTTGCGATAAATTCTATCATCAAATCTAAAAAGGTTAGCAAATGATTTATAATTTTCTCTAATATGTTCTACAAGATCAAAAAAAGTTTTTGTATTTTCGTTTTTTGTAAACATCACAGTTGTTGCCCAAAGCAATTTTATACCTGTGTCTGAAATATATTTGTCGTGGTATCCTGTTCTGTCATCACCAAATATGTCATTATACTTTCCTGAAATCATTAAATCACAATCAACATTCCAATAATTGTTTAATGTGTTAGACATTATTAAATAGTCACTATCAATTAGAAGAGTTCTGTCATATGGTGTTAAGTCCCAAACATTACTTCGATTAGAATTATTAAATAGTGCAGGAGTTTTAGTTTGACCATCATAAAAATTTCTCATATTAATTTCTTCTGGTCTTTTTGTTATAATAATTCGATCAAAGATATCTGCTGCCGTCTTAAAAATTTCAGATTCTTTCATCCAATCAATAGTTGATGGATCAGTTATTAAACTAACAGGAACTGATAAATTCTTATTTGCTAGTTTTGCCGCAATAATTGCTAACTTAGCATAATCATTTTGCCTATTATTGTGTGCAAAAATTACGATACCTTTTTTCATTTTAGGATTCCAACAGTTTTTCTACTGATCGACTCTTTTTTAAATCTAGATATTGTTCGTAATACTCGTTAGTTGCTGTAAAATACCTATCAAAAATTTCTTCTCTAAATGACAATAGGTCTTGAATTAAGATGGGATTTTCATTTACATCTAATATCACTACGTTTTCGGATCTATCCTTGTAGATAAGCATTTCTACAAAATTTAGCAATTCCCTATTAATTTTGAAAATGCCACCGTTAATACCGTAGGTTAATTTGGCGTCGATCTTTTCCTTAAGAGATTTTCTTTGGATAGAAAATGTTTGTCTATAGTTAGAAAAATCAAGTGCTTTTTTGAACTCTTCCTGCATATTACCTCCAATAATTATAGTAGCATATTATTTATCGGTATGCTAGGAGGTGAGAAAGATTTATGGTGTAGGAGTTATTGAACCTATTGTTACTGTTGGTGATTCAACTGTAAAGTTACCCGATCCTGGTGGTTCCAAAACACCGGTAGGTTCTGTAGTAATTACAGTAAGAGACATAGTTCCATCAACGGCATCAGGTCCAAAACCTCCTGGACGAACTGGCGTTCCTGTTTCTGTAGGACCACCCTGAGCAACGTGATCGTCTATCCACTGAACGTAAAATTCCATTGTTCTAGATATGCCTGCACTGTTATCTGTAACACCAGGACTATCAAATGTTCTCGCATCAATTATCCAACTGTTTAAGGCATAAGGTGACGATGCTGTTACACTACTCCAGGTTTGCCTAACATTGCTTAATCTAAAATAGTTTGTTCCGTCGTTTGGATTAACTCCTGTTCCTGGGTTATTTCCTCCAAACTGTCTAGATCCTGCCGTGCTTAAAAGACTTGTCCAGCTCGTGTTTTGATTTGTAGAAGAACCTCCAGATCTTGAACTTGTAAAATCAATGCTACCGCCAGCATTGAAAAAATGTCTAGCATTTTCTGATGTTGTAAATGATACTGTAACTGTTGTATAAAGGGCATCGGTCCATTCAGCGCCATACACGCCGGGCCAACTTTCTTGAACTGTTCCATGGTTAATTGTTTGACGTTGTCCTGAAACAGCAAGTGATCGTCTATTATTATCAATACTGGTTACAACATTTGCCCACCAATCAATAGGTTCGTCAGATACGCTATATCTAATACTTTTACCCAATGTTTGTTCGTCAACATTTGCAGGATTGCCATTAAAAAGATGCTTGTAAGCATTAATGATATCATATCTTAAAGCCGCATACTCATTTACTGTTACAACATTTGATAAATCAACCTGTGAACTTAGAACAGGTTGGCCATAGCCATACTGTCCACTTCCACTTCCAAGAATCGCAGAGATATCCTGCTGTATAGCATTATAGTCAACTGCTTTAATTTTTTGATTAATACCTGCCATGCTTTACCTCAAATTTATTTATCGGCCTCACAAACAACTACCTTATTAAGTGAGTGTAATGCTGGCTAGTGAATATGTTGGTGATGTAATATCCCA